GCGAGGCAGCTGTGACTACAGCCCCTATTGATACACCGGATGTACCGGCAGAAAAACCAGTCGAGGCTGCACCAGTTCAAGCAGCTCGCCAAATTATTCGCCCATCCGTATTAGACAGCCAGACAGTCCGTACACCGATTACATCTATGGGCAAGTACACAGAGCATAAGATCAAGGCTGCTTTAGGCAACCAAGATTCAATGCTTTATGTAACAGCTGCAGATGATTCTTTTAGCACTAACCCAGGCTTTAACCCAACACAGTACCTATCAGAGTTCCCAACAAATACACGTTTTGGAACACCATCTATTGATGCATGTTCACGCGGCGTATTACCTGCACAGGGCATGACAATTAACGTGCCATCACTTGTTACATCAGCAGGCGGTCAATCAGGCGTTGCACCTGTTGTAACGGTCGAGGCCGAAGCAGGCGCAGTTGCTAACACAGGTATGGTAACTGAGTACCTATCAGGCACTGTAAACAAGTATTCAGGTATGAATACAATTAGCATTGAATTGTTAGAACGTGGATATGGCGATGGTAATTTCTTTGCTGAGCTAACTACACAGCTACAAAATGCTTACCTAAAGACACTTGACACAACAGTTAATGCTGCGTTAATTACTGCAGGTACTGTTGCAACTACTGCACAAGCTGCTACATCTGCAGGCATCATCGGTTACACATCAGAAGCTGCTCGCCTTGTTTATGAGGCAACTGGTTACTATGCACAGAATTACATTGCTAATGGAAGCCAATGGCAATTATTACTCGGGGCGTCGGATACCACTGGGCGGCCAATTTATTCGGCCAGCCAACCAATGAACGCGGGTGGATTGACACAACCTGGTTCAATTCGCGGCAACGTACTAGGTCTTGATTTATATGTTGATAAGAACTTTGCAGCAACAACAACTGTTGATGACTCAGCAATTATCCTTGCGCCAGAAGCATTTACTGTTTACCAGTCACCACAGGCATATATGTCAGTTAACGTTGTAAGCAACCTACAGGTACAAGTAGCGATCTATGGCTACATGGCGACAATCGCCAAGATGCCTAAGGGAATTATCCGTTACAACTTCACCTAAGAAATAACCCTAATAGTCGGTGGGCGATTAGCCCTTTCGCCCATCGACCCCTACTAAGTAAGGAGTACCGATGCCAGCTAGTTATGTAACAGTAGCCGAGCTACGTTCCAATTTAGGTATCGGTACTCTTTACTCAGATAGCACTGTCGAGGAGTGCTGCCAAGCCGCACAGGATCAGATCAACAGTTTCCTTTGGTTTGATTCTGCGCCAGTCGTGGGGACTGCATTGGTAAGCAACGTTGCGACAGTAATGTTGGCCAACCCCGGTCTATTTACTACAGGCGAAAGCGTGACAATAGCTGGGGCTGGTTCGACATTTAACGGCACTTACACAATTACTGCGACGCTACCTTTTAGCACAGGCACTACAAATTTATTGCCTGCATTTAATATGCAGTTAAATTATTATCAGCAACCACGCGGTTATAGTTTTATTCAATACGCCAAGGTTGCAGCCGATGAAAACTTTAGGCGCGTAGTGCCATCGGGTTCAGCTGTAGGTGCAGATACAAAGACTGCTACCTACGTTAATACAGCAAGCGTTAGACAAGCTGCGATGATCTTGGCCGTAGATATATGGCAAGCGCGCCAGGTATCTCAGACAGGCGGCGTAGGACTCGATGGCTTTAGCCCTAGCCCTTACCGCATGGGTAACAGCATGATAGGCAAAATACGAGGCCTGCTAGCCCCGTACCAGAGTCCGAATAGCATGGTGGGGTAAATGCCTACCGCTGCCATTACAACGCTGCGTAGCACCATCGCAACGGCTTTAACCAATAACGGCGTATGGTCGGTATTCGCATATCCGCCTGCAACCATCCTGGCTAACAGCTGCGTAGTAATCCCAGCCGATCCATACCTAACGCCAAGCAATAACAGTTACATAACTATTTCGCCTATGGCTAATTTTAAGATTCTGCTAACTGTGCCGATGTTTGATAATCAAGGCAACCTGCAGGGCATTGAGGATTTTATCGTTGCGGCTTACACAAAACTAGCTGCATCTAACCTTGTATTTAATATAACTAGCGTTAGCGCGCCTGGCGTATTAAATGCTGATAGCGGCGATCTTTTAACAGCCGAATTCACAATAAGCATACTATCGAGCTGGAGTTAAACCATGTCACTTACAGATGAGGATAAAGCGTTTTTGGTCAAGATCGGCCAGATACCAGCGGAAGCACCAACGCCGCAAAAAGTAACAAAAACACAACCAACAGCAACCGAGAATACAGAGGAATAAATAATGGCCATTTTTCTATCCAACGGGGTTGTAGTCACTTTGAACTCAGTCGATCTATCAGATCACGTTACAAGTGTCACAATCAACCGCGTATTTGATGAACTAGAAGTAACAGCTATGGGCGATTCAGCTCATAAGTTTGTTAAAGGTTTAGAAGCAAGCACAGTAACTATTGATTTTCTTAATGACACAGCTGCATCTGAAACCCTACAAACTTTACAAGCTGCATGGGGTACAACAGTACCGCTAACACTAAAGCAAACAAGCGCAGCTATATCAGCTACCAACCCAGAGTATCAAACTACTGTTTTAGTTAATAACACAACAGATATTAACGGCGCAGTTGCCGATATTTCTACACAGTCAATTACCTTTACCTGCAACAGCGTAATCGTTGTAGATACAACAGTATAACCAACTAAGAATAGGGGCTAACAGATGGCTAAGTTAAAGATCACAAAGGCTGATGGTTCAATATCTGATCACCAGATAACACCATCGATCGAGTACGCGTTTGAGTTATATGCAAAAAAAGGTTTTCACAAAGCCTTTAGAGATGACGAGAAACAGTCAGATGTTTACTGGTTGGCGTGGGAGTGTTTAAGAGCTGCAGGCGAAACCGTGCCAATGTTCGGTGCATCGTTCTTAGCAACACTTAAAAAGGTTGAGGTTCTGGATGATGACCCGGAACTATAGGGCGTGACTCGTTTACTTACTTGATCGCACGGATCAGTTTGGAAACGGGTATCGCGCCCAACGATTTACTAGCACTAGATAGCAGGATGTTTAAGACTTTATTGCAGGCGATGAAAGATCGAAACAAGGAGATGCGAGATGCCAGTAGCGGTAAAAGGCGGCATTGAACTTCGCAAAGCCTTGAGAAAATTCACGCCAGATCTCGCTAAAGATACGCAAAGAGAAATGGCAGCTTTGCTAAAACCTATTGCTGCTAAAGCCCGCGGTTACATGCCAACTACCGCGCCACTTTCAGGCTGGGGCAAAGTGCCTATAACTGGGACATTTCCATATTACAACGCTAAAGCGGCTAGAGGTGGGGTTGGATATAAGACAACACCTAGTAAACCTAATCGCCAAGGATTTAGATCTTTAGCTCGTATTCAGAACGCATCGGCATCTGGCGCAATCTATGAAACCGCTGGGCGTAAAAACCCTGGTGGTAATTTTAGCCCGCGTTTAGGGCCATTGACAGGTATGAAAAAGATGGCTGGTCGCGGCATATTTAGGGCATGGTCTGAGGATGGCGGCAAGACTAATGCAGCTGTTATAAAAGCAATAGAAGCAAGTCGAGATAAATTCTATGCGGCTGTAGGTAATAACTAATGGCACAGGATGCAACAGTAAGAATTGATTTAGCCGCTGAATTTACTGGCAGAAAAGCATTTAAACAGGCAGACACATCTACAGGACAATTAACAAAAAACGTTAAGAATTTAGCCAAGACTTTTGGAGTCGCATTTAGCACAGCTAAAGTATTGGCCTATGCCAAGGCATCGGTAAAGGCTGCTGCGGCCGATCAGAAGGCTCAACAGCAATTAGCCCTAGCACTTAAAAACGTAGGCTTAGGTCGAGATGCAGCAACCGCTGAAGGTTACATACAGCGCATCGAAAAAGAGTTTGGCATAGTTGATGACAAGCTGCGCCCCGCCTATACAAAGTTAGCGATAGCCACACGCGATACAGCTGAAACTGAACGCTTAATGGGTATCGCTATGGATATAAGCGCGAATAGTGGTAAAGACTTAGAGTCAGTTACAGCTGCGCTATCAAAGGCTTACCTGGGCAATAACGCCACACTTAGCAAGTTAGGCATAGGCATATCTAAAGCCGATCTTAAAACTAAGTCATTTAAAGAGATTACAGATCAGTTAGCCGTTACCTTTGCAGGGGCAGCTAAGACATCTGCAGATTCGTTCTCTGGCTCGATGGACAAACTGGCTATTGCCTCAAATAATGCTAAAGAGATTATTGGTACAAGCCTTATAGGTGCGCTGCAATCCTTGGGCGAGGATGACAGCATGGCTACCCTTGCTGGCGATATTGAAGGCGCAGCTACATCCTTGGCTAATTTCGTTGATTCCGTTGTATATTTGAAAGAACAAATTAAATCTATACCGGGTGCTGGCATTTTTGGTTATTTATTTAGCGGCGTTACTGATCTGCTAGGCAGATTTAGCCCACAACGTTTAGCCGAATTGGTTAAAAGCATTAAAGGCTTCCAAGGCATGGGTAACGTAGCCATGACTGGTGGCTCAAATATGGACACCCAAAAATTTGAAGCCAGTCAAAAGAAATTAGCAGCTAGTAAAATTAAAGCCGATAAAAATGCAGCTGCCAATAAAGCAAAACTAGATAAAGCCGCTGCGGTATTCGATATTCAAAAGATTCAGATAGCCGCTGCGCTAAAGGGAAAGATAAGCGAAGAAGAAAAAGTACGCCTGTTACTTATGCAGGCTATTGAGGAAGGCAACGCAGATAAAGCCGAGGCATTATCTAAAAAACTTGATGAAATTCAAGCAAAAAATGCCAAGATCGCTGCAGACATTTTGGCTATTGGGAACGCTACAGACCCTTTTGCAGCCTGGGTAACAAGTTTAGATGCAGCTGCTTTAGTCCTAGGCAAGATGCCAGCCTTGCTTGATGCAGCTGGTTCGCTAACTGGTCGAGGTAAAGTTACCTTGCCTACAGGTGATGGCCTACCTGGTGGCAGCACTAGCATTTACACACCTGATATGACTGCATCCGAGATTGCTAATACTGCGACCGCTGCTGCAGATATGGCCGTAGCTGCTGCTGAAGCTGCTGTTGCATCGGTTTTAGCCTCTGAGCCTATTGTCGCTGCCATCGTCGAAGCTGCTAATGCTGCTACTGGTATGACAGATGTGGTAACAAATGCGCCTATTGTCACAGGTTCATCCTCAATGTTTAATCCTTATGGCACTACACCAGGCTCGTCCTCTGGCTACGGCATGCAAGCCCCTACTATTATTGTAAATAACAATGGCTCAGTAATTATGCAAGATGAGTTTATTGACGTAGTAAACGATGCAGTTTTAGCAAGCCAGCGATTTGGTTACGGCCGTACACCTGCAGGGGCGATCCTATGACAGTCCCAGTAATTAACGCGGTTATTAACTTTTCTACAGGTGCATCGTTTGCACAGGCTTTTATTATTGGTGAAGGCATACTTGGTACTAACGTACTGGCAGACTCAGCAGCTCTTATCGTGGATGTAAGCGATGTAGTAGATAGCGTTACTACTAAGCGCGGCCGTAACGCACAGGTAGATGAATTCCAGACAGGTACGCTAAGCCTGCGTATTGTGGATCAGAACGGCGACTTTAACCCGCAAAACCCTAGCAGCCCATATTTTGGATTTTTAACGCCTATGCGTAAGGTATCTATATCGGCTACATCCGCTGGCATTACCTATCCGATGTTCTCAGGGTTTATCACTAGCTACACAACTAGCACCCCGTTAAATGCTAACGATGTCGTTTACACAACTATCCAAGCCGTAGATGCTCAGCGACTAGCGCAAAATGCGCAGATCGCTACAGTTACAGGGGCAACTGCTGGCGATCTAAGCGGTACAAGAATTAACCAGATCCTTAATACGATTTCATGGCCAGCCTCTATGCGCGATATTGATGCGGGTTTAACCACTATGCAGGCAGACCCCGGCACAGCTCGTACATCCTTAGCCGCATTACAAACTGTTACAAATAGTGAGTACGGCGCGTTCTACGTTGATGCCTCTGGATCTTTCGTATTCCAGGATCGATCAGTAACTACTGCCAGCATAGGCGGCACGCCTACAGTCTTTAACGATAACGGCACAGATATTGGCTATGCCAATGCAGTCTGGCGATTAGATGACACTTTGGTATTTAACCAGGCTAACGTAACCCGCACAGGTGGCACAGTTCAAACTGCTATTAACGCAGCTAGTGTCGAGAAGTATTTTGCCCATACTTATAACCAGCAAAATCTATTGATGCAAACGGACGCCGTTGCACTCGATTACGCAAGGGCATACGTTGCAAGCCGTGCAGAAACCAGCGTGCGATGCGATGCAATCGAACTAGACCTATACACAGATAACTACGCCAATGGCATATTAGCTGCGCTTGATCTCGATTTCTTTGACCCGGTAACTATCACTACTAACCAACCAGGTGCATCTACCTTAACTAAAACGTTACAAGTATTTGGCGTAGGCCATACAGTTACACCCAATAAGTGGCGCACTGTGCTAACTACCCTTGAAGCTGTGTTAGATGGGTTTATAATCGGGAATACTAATTACGGAGTTTTAGGACAAAATGTACTTTCATACTAGAGGAGATAAATAAATGGCAACAGGATTCCCAAGCGTTACGGGTGACGTGCTAACTAGCGATATGTTTAACGGCTTAGTGGCATTTACCCTTAATGCTCAAACAGGTGCTACCTACACGGCAGTATCGACCGATCAATACCAAGTGCTAGTTACAATGAATAACGCATCGGCTAACACTTTTTCTATACCTACCGATGCCACGCTAGCTTTTCCAAACGGCACAGCTATAACAGTGCTACAGATTGGCGCAGGCGTTACAACCATTAACGCGGTAACACCCGGTACAACAACAATTACTAGCGCAGGTGCTACAAGCGCATCACCAGTATTGGCCCGTTACAAAGCTGCCGTGTGCGTTAAGACGGGCACTAATGCCTGGACAGTAATGGGCGCGGTGGCGTAATGATTGGCGCCATTGTTGCAGGATTTATAGGAGTTGGTAAGCCAGCCCTATCTGTTGATTATCTTGTAGTTGCAGGTGGTGGCGGTGGTGGTCAAGATATTGCTGGCGGTGCAGGTGCGGGTGGATATAAAACTTCTATTGGTGGTTCAGCTTTAGCTTTGGCAATTTCAACTAATTACACAGTAACTTTGGGTGCTGGTGGCGCTGGCGGTAATAGCGCACCACGAGCAAATGGCGCTAATGGTTCTAATTCAGTTTTTTCAAGCATCACATCAACAGGCGGCGGCTTTGGATCTGCAGGTGGCGCAAGCGGATTTACGGGTGGTACAGGTGGGTCAGGCGGTGGTGCTGGTGGTACAAATGGTGCTTCTCCTACTAATGCAATCGGTACTGCCAGCCCAATTGGTCAAGGTAATAATGGCGGTTTAGGTAATGACGGCGGCAGCGGTTCAGGCCGTGGTGGTGGCGGTGGTGGCGCAAGCGCAGTAGGTGCTAGTGGTACAGCTAGTGGTAATGGTGGTGCTGGTTCTGCCAATTCAATTACTGGTTCATCTGTTACTTATGCTGGTGGCGGCGGTGGTGGCTCGTTTGAAACTCCTGCTGGTTCTGGTGGCGCTGGTGGTGGTGGCGCTGGTGGTCGCTATGCACCTACAACCGCTGGTACTGCTGGAACTGTTAACACAGGTGGCGGCGGTGGCGGTGGAAGTGCAGGTAACGGTATAGGCGGTAATGGCGGTTCAGGTGTAGTAGTGCTTCGTTACCCAGATGTATATGCAATTACTATTGGGGCAGGATTAACAGGTACAGAAAGTGCAGCTAGTGGTGGTTACAAACGCGCCACGATTACTGCTGGCACTGGAAATGTGAGCTGGGCATAATGGCATATTACGCATTTTTAGATGATAACAATATCGTTACAGAGGTTATTAAAGGCATTGATGAAACTGAAACCATTGAAGGTTTAGACACAGAAACTTGGTATGGCAATTTCAGAGGCCAGACTTGTAAGCGTACAAGTTATCACGGCAATATTCGTAAAAACTATGCAGGCATTGGTGATACCTATGATGCAGTACGAGATGCGTTTATTGCACCTAAACCTGAGAACGCTACAGGCTTTAATGAAACTACATGCCAATGGATAGTTCCAGATGACGGCAATAAGTTATAACGGGTGGCCAGCATCTAAGGATGTTGAGTCGATCCGTATCAAGTCTTACCCAATTAAGGGCAGCAAGGTAAAGTTGCGTTGCGCCTATTTTGCTGCGCCTTTATTGGTTGCCTTTGCAGAGGCGTTTAATGAATTAATCGAGCCGATCGATGGCGGTGCGCTAGACGATTGGGGCTACTGCTACCGAGATGTTAGAGGCGTACCGGGCAAGTTAAGTAATCACAGTAGCGGTACAGCCATTGACCTTAACGCGACTAAGCATCCGCTTGGCAAGGCTGGCACGTTCCCAGCTGAGAAAGTACCGATGATCCTGGCATTATGTAGAAAGTACGGCCTAAATTGGGGCGGTACATGGACACGCAAGGATGAAATGCATTTTGAGGTAGGGATCGACCCCGTAAAGGCCGCAAAACTAATAGAAAAGTTAGGACTAAGTTATGCCGACTAGCGCACAAGTAACAGTAACTACAACAGCCACACTTTTAGTAGCTGCCAATATTATGGATCAGACAGTATTGCTACATAATCTAGGCGGCGGTGCTGTCTATTTAGGCGATGCTAACGTAACTACATCTAACGGCTACAAACTAGATAATGGCGATAAACTGCAAGTGCCGGTAGGCGATCACGAAGGCTTATATGGTATTGCTGCATCGGGTACGCATACGATTGCAGTATTAAAACAAGTCAACTAAGGGCATTTAGGAGTAAGACCATGAAAGAACAAGCTAAGGCCGCTGGCCTGTCATACCTACGCGCTGCATTTAGCTGCGCAGCTGCACTTTACATGTCTGGTATTACCGACTGGAAAACACTAGGTAATGCTTTTATTGCTGGACTTCTTGGCCCATTATTGCGAGCCATGAACCCATCGGATCCAACTTTCGGCGTTAAGTAATGACGGCCGCCCAGTCGCTATTAGCAATAGCCATAGGACTATGTACTCTTATGGGGTTTGCGGCTGGGCTGGTTCGCCATCTAGTTAAGTATTACCTAAGCGAATTACGCATGGACAATAACGGCGGCCATAATTTAAGGGGTCGAGTAGATCGCATAGAGGCCAAGGTGGATAGCATCTACGAGATGTTGCTACAGCGTTAGGGCGTGTCGGTTATTGCCAACTGTCATACCCAGGCTTTACCCTTTATTTACACGTTAGGCAGGGCTACCTAATTCGGTGTAGCACGGCTTAACCCAAACAAGGGCGAAGTAAATGGATATA